ACACCCAGCTACAAGGTGCGAAAGCGCGTCACAAAGCCGGAAAGCGAATGGGCAATCGTTTCGGACGCCCACGAAGCTATCATTGAGCGCCGGGACTTTGACAGCGTACAGAAGGCGCTCTCGTTGGATACCCGCCGCAGCCCCGGCGACAGCGCCGTGCAGCTTTTCAGCGGCATGGTGTTCTGCGGCGAGTGCGGCGCAAACATGGTGCGCAAAACCGTTCCCTCCGGCAATAAAAAGTATGTCTACTACGTCTGCGCCGCGCACAAGCAGGATAAATCCTGTTCGCCCCACCGGATGCGCGACGAGGCGCTGGAACAACTGGTTTTGGACACGGTAAAGCAGTATATCCGGGACGTGGTTGATCTGGACGATATTCTTGCCATGACGGATACCGCCCCCCTGAGAACCGCAGAAGTCCAGAAGGTGCAGCGGCAGCTCGACAAAAAGCGCTCGGAATATGAGCGGCTTCAGAAGCTGCTCATGTCCCTGTATGAAAACCTTGCAGACGGGATCATCGACCGGGAGGAATACGTAAAGCTCAAGCAGAACTACGCAGGACGCTGCGCCGAGTGCGAAAAGCAGATGGAAACCTTGCAGGAGACCATTACGCAGATCAAAGAGCACGGCGGCGAGCACCGGGAGTGGATGGCACAGTTCCGGGAGCATCTGAACATTACGGAATTGGAGCGCAGCATCGTTGTGGCGCTGATCGACCGCATCCTCATTTATAAGGATAACCGTGTGGAAGTACGCTTTCGCTTTGCGGATGAATTTGCATGGCAGACGGATATCCTGCGCCGGTCGCAAATCAGAGAGGTGGTATAAGTGGCAAGAACCAAACGAAAGACAAACCCGGTCATTCCGGCGGCGGAAGCTCCCGCACAGGCGCAGAAGCAATACCGTGCCGCCGCCTATGCCCGCCTTTCCGTGGAAGACAGCGGCAAACCCGGCGCGGATACCATTGAGGGGCAGAAAAATCTCCTGCTCCGGTTCATCAAAAATGACCCGACGCTCACCCTGTACGGGCTGTTCTGTGATAACGGGAAGACTGGAACGGATTTCCAACGGCCTGAATTTGAAAAGCTCATGGAGGCGGTCAAGCGCGGAGAGGTTGACTGCATCGTGGTCAAAGACCTATCCCGTTTTGGCAGAAACTACAAGGAGACCGGCAATTATTTGGAGCGCATTTTTCCTTTTCTGGGCGTGCGCTTCATCGCCGTCAACGATGGATTTGATACCCTCACCGCCCAGCGGGGCACGGACGGTTATCTGGTGCCGCTGAAAAATCTCATCAATGAGGTTTACAGCAAGGATATTTCCAGGAAGTCCGGCTCCGCGCTGGCCGCGAAGCAGAAAAACGGCGATTTCATCGGCGCGTGGGCACCCTACGGCTACCGCAAATGCCCGGACGACCCGCATAAGCTGGAGCCGGACGAGGCAACGGCTCCCGTTGTCCGGCAGATATTCCGTTGGCGTGCCGAGGGCATTGGCGTCACGCAGATCGCAAGGCGGCTCAATGACGAGGGCGTACCTTCGCCCTCTGCCTACTTGTACAATACCGGTGTATGCAAAACAGAAAAGTACAACGGTGTGATCTGGTACGTTCAGACGGTCAAAAACATTCTGTCCCGGCAAGTCTACATTGGGCATATGGTGCAGGGCACAAAGCGGCAGTCCTTCTACGAAAACCGGGGCCAGTACATGAAGCCCAGAGAGGACTGGATCGTCGTGGAAAACACCCACGAGCCGCTGATCGATCGGGAAACCTTTGACAAGGTTCAGGAACTTGCCCAGCGCAAAAAGACAGAATACTTTGACAATCTCGGCAGGTTCACGCATCTGAAAACCACCGAAAACATCCTCAAGGGGCTGGTCTACTGCGCCGACTGCAAGCGTCCGCTGGTGCGCTACAAGAATGTGAGTCATGAGAAAAAGCTGTGGTACACATTCATCTGCCAGACGCACACCAACGACATTACAAGCTGCCCCAAGAAGAATATCCGGGAGGATGTGCTGATTCCCATGCTCCTGCAAGCCGTCCAGACGCAAATCGCCCTTGCCGCCGATATGGAGGCGCTTATCCGCAGGGTGAACAGCTCCCCCAAATACAGAAAGCAGACTGCGACGCTGCAAGGCAAGCTGGATGCGGCAAAAAAGTCACTTATGCGCTACAACGGCCTGTATGACAGCCTGTATCAGAGCTATGTGGATCAGCTCATGACCGAGCAGGAGTATATGACGCTGAAGCGTCGCTACAAAGCGGAAGCCGAGGAAGCGGAGCGGCTGATCGAGGCTCTGACACGCAGTCAAGCGGCGGAAGCGGCGCACACGCCGGAAAACCCGTTCCTTGCGGCCTTCGGCAGCTTCCGGGATGCAGATACCTTGACCAGAGAAATGGCACAGGCACTGATCCAGCGTGTGTATGTGGACGGCGACAGCAATATCGAGATTGTGTTCCGTTACCGGGACGAATACAAGGAACTCTGTACATATTTGGAAGGGAGGCAAGCTGACGCATGAGAACGGCAATTTATCTTCGCATATCCAGCGAGGACGCGGATTTGAGAACTGGCGAAAAGGACGAATCCGAAAGTATATCCAACCAGCGCAGCCTCCTTCGGGAATATGTGTCCAGTCACGCAGACCTGTCCGGTTCCGAAATACTGGAATTTTGCGACGACGGCTGGAGCGGTACAAACTTTGAGCGCCCCGCAGTGAAGGAGCTTCTGGAGCAGGTCAGGCGAGGGCAGATCAACTGCATCCTAGTCAAAGACCTTTCCCGCTTTGGCCGTGATTATCTCACCGTGGGAGACTATATTTCCCGCGTATTCCCATTTCTCGGTGTGCGCTTCATTTCCGTCAACGACGGTTTTGACAGCAGCAACCCGCTGGATATCGACAGCCTCGACACCTCGTTTCGGACGCTGATCTACGATCTGTACAGCCGTGACCTCTCCCGCAGAGTCAAAAGCGCAAAGAAAGCCAGAGCCGAGCGCGGGGCGTTTCTCAGTCCCTATGCGCCTTATGGATACGTCAAAGACCCGGAGGACAAAAATCATCTTCTGGTAGATACCGAGGCCGCCGACGTGGTACGGCGCATCTTTCAAATGGCGGCGGATGGTACAAAACCATGGCAAATCGCGGCGGCGCTGAACGGCGACGGTGTAAGCTCTCCAAAGAATTACAAAGTCGAGGCGGGCTGCACAAGAATGCCGTGGCGCAGCATCCAAGAGGAAAACTTCTGGACGGCCAGTCTGGTTGCAAAATTCTTGCGGGACGAGCGGTATATTGGTAAGACAGTGTTCGGAAAGCGGAGCCGGGATATTGTGGGCAGTACACACACGGTCAAAATCTCCCGCAATGACTGGATCGTCGTCCCCGACAGGCATGAAGCCATCGTGCCGGAGGCGCTGTTCGAGAAAGCGCAGGCTTGTATGCGGGAGTACCGGGAATATGAAGCTGCATCCGGCAGCGGCAATCCGCTGAAACGCAAGGTGATCTGCGGCGTGTGCGGTCACGCCATGCAGCGGGACAGCCGAAAGAACGGCTCCTACCGCTGCGTCACAAAAAGGCTAAATACTGGTTTTGACTGCTCGGAGGATAGAATCCCTGAGTCTGATATTCTGTATGCTGTCATTGACACCATACAGGTCTATGCCCAATATGCCGTCAGCATAGACCGGCTCCTGCAAACAAGGCGGGAACAGCGGCAGCTTGATCGCAAACAGGCGCAGCGCCGCTTGCAGACGCTCCAGAGCCGAAAAGCTCAGCTTGACGAGCGATTGCAAGACCTCTATGAGCGGCTGGTGGAGGGCGAGATATCCCGTGAGAGCTTCGCGGCGCAGAAAAAAGTCCTGACAGCACAGACCGAGGAAATCACCTGCACAGTCTTAGAGCTGGAGCGCAAAATAAGTGGCAGCGACGATAATAGCAACGCTGTGATCGAGCAATTCAAGAGCTATGCCGGGATTACGGCACTGACCAAAGAGATTTCTGCCGATCTGCTGCAATCCGTCACCATCTACCCGGATGGGCGCATGGACATTCGATTGAACCTTGCCGATGAGATCAAAGCTCTAATGGAGACCCTACACAGGGAATTCTGTACGGCGTAAATTTATTAGTCCTTTTTATACAGCAGCCGACGAGGGGATCACCGGAACTTCGGTGACTAAACGGGATGATTTCCAGCGGATGATGGCGGACTGCCGTCGGGGCCTGATCGACCAGATCCTTGTCAAGTCCATCTCCCGCTTTGCCCGCAACACCAAAGACTGCCTTCAGAATATCCGCGAACTGAAAGAACTGGGTGTCAATGTCCGATTCGAACGTGAAGGTATCGATACGGTCAATGTGAGCAGTGAGCTCATCACCGCCATCTACGCTGCCTTCGCCCAAAAAGAGAGCGAGTCCATCTCGGGTAATATGCGATGGAGCTATCAGCGCAGGATGGAAAGCGGAACATTTCTTCCGCCCTCCACACCTTATGGCTATAGAATCTTAAACAAAAAAATCGAAATCGACCCTGAACAGGCCGTGATTATCTGCAAAATATTCCAGTGGTATCTTGATGGCATCAGTAAAGAGCAGATCGCCCACAAGTTAAATAAAGCTGGTGTACTTAGTAATCAGAATAAAGCATGGCGAGCTGGTGGAATCCACTACATCCTCACAAACGAACGGTATATTGGTGATTCTTTATGGCAGAAGACCTATACAACTGAAGCAATTCCTACGGTTCGGCACAGAAATACAGGGGCGCGTGAGCAGTACTATGTAGAAGGAACTCATCCTCCTATTATTTCGAAAGAAGTCTTCACAAAAGTTCAAACACTTATCCAAATAAGAAAGGAAAACTATGGAACGTCTCCCTCGGAGATGATTCATCCTTTCTCAAGAAAGGTTATCTGTGGGTGTTGCGGGACAGTGCTGCGAAGGAAACCGCAAAGAGGTAAATACTACTGGTGCTGTATGAGACACGATGCGAATCGTGAAGAGTGCCCGTTAATGCCGATTTCCGAAACAAACCTATATGAATCCTTCTGCCGCCTATACTACAAGCTGAAACATCAGAGCATCCCCATTCTGGAACAGATGCTTACAAACCTCCAGATGATCCGCAATCGCAGGATGCTCTGGAGTCCTGACATCGTCGCCCTGAATAAAAAAATATCAGATCTATCCAGTCAGAATCAGACATTGGCCTTCCTCAAACAGCAGGGCCTTGTTGATCCTGACATTTTTATATCCAAAACCAATGAGCTGACCAAGCAGCTCCGGCAGGCCAAGCTGGAAAAAGAAAAGCTGGTGGATGCCGAGAGCGACATGACCGCCCTGCAAACACGAGATTTGATAGACCTCCTGGAAGGTGGGCCGGAATTCCTCGACAGCTTTGATGCGGAACTGTTTGGTGAACTCGTTGAAAAAATTATCATAGAGAGCAACAACTCCGTCCGCTTCTGCCTGAAAAATGGGCTGGAGCTGCGGGAGTCCATAGAGAGGACGGTGCGGTGATGGGAAACCGGAAGCAGCCCTTCGGCTACAAGATGTCTCTGGGTGAGATCGTCATACAGGAATCAGAGGCAAAACTTGTACAGGAGGTTTTCCGCCGATACATCGCAGGAGAATCCTTGAATGAGTTGACCGAGGCACTTCGCCAGCAGGATGTCCCATATGACGAGGGACGGCTCTGGAACAAAAATATGGTCGCCCGTATTCTGGCGGACACACGCTATACCGGGGAGAAAGGATATCCCAAACTCATAGATGAGGAGCAGCTCATTGCGGCAAACGAAAAACGCTCAAACAAGCCCCAGCTTCCGAAAAAGACGGAAGCGCAAAAGGTGCTGCGCAGGCTCTGCGGTACACCGCCGTCTGAACGGGTGGAACATAGTGTCACCGACCTGCTCAACGGCCTCGCAAATTGCCCGGAACGCATACAGCATCAGCGCAGTTCCGCGCCAGCCACACATTCTAAGACGCAGGAGGCGCTGAACGACACTCTGGCACAACAGCCAATCGACGAGGACAGCGCCAAAGTGCTGATCCTCCGGCTTGCAGCAGAGCAATATGCTGCTCAGGGGAATGAAGAATATGAAACGAATCGTCTCCGGCGGCTCTTCTCCGCTTTCGAATGTGTGGCGGAACTGAACGCTGATCTTCTGAAAAGCACCGTGTCCGAGGTGCTGGTGACCCGCCAAAATGTCAAACTGCGATTAAAAAATGGGCAAGTCATAGAAAGGAGTGACCTGCAATGAAAGATGATGCCCCGAGAGTGATCAAAATCCCTGCCAAACCGGAAACCACCCGCCAGGCAGAAGCCCGCAGACAGCTCCGGGTGGCAGCTTACTGCCGAGTCTCCACCAAAGAGGAGGACCAGGCAAACAGCTATGAGGTGCAGAAAGAGTACTATACCGATAAAATCATGTCCAACACCGCTTGGACGATGGCCGGTATCTTTGCAGACAAGGGCATCACCGGAACCTCGGCCAAGAAGCGCGAGGACTCCATGCGGATGATTCGGCACTGCCGTCAGAAGAAAATCGATGTGATCCTGACCAAGTCGGTCTCCCGCTTCTCCCGCAACACGGTGGACTGTCTCTACTACATCCGGGCGCTCAAGCAGCTTGGTATCGCGGTCATCTTCGAGAAGGAAAACATCAATTCTCTGGAGGAGGACAGCGAGCTGCGAATCACCCTCTCCGGGGCCTTCGCCCAGTCTGAAAGTGAATCCATCTCCGCCAATGTCACATGGGGGAAACGCCGCGCCATGGAAGCCGGAAAGGTCAGCATCCAATATAAAAAGCTGTACGGCTACCGCAAGGGTGGGGATGGTCAGCCGGAGATCATTCCGGAACAGGCGGAGGTTGTCCGATGGCTCTATGAGCGCTATCTCACTGGGGCCAGCCTGCGGATGATCAAAGATGAACTGGAACAGCAAGGCGTCAAGTGCTTCGAGGATTCTCCGGAGTGGACCATTTCCCGCATCCGCAGCATCCTGCAGAATGAAAAATACTGCGGTGATGTGTTGATGCAGAAGACCTTCCGGCAGGACTTTATCAACCGCAAGGCCATCAAGAATACAGGCCAGCTTCCCATGTACCTCATTGAAAATCACCATGAGGGCATTGTCAGCCGTGAAAAGTATGATGCCGTACAGGCGGAGATGGCCCGGCGGAATGCAGCAAAGAGTCCTTCTAAAAACGCAGTCACAGGGATGGCCTCCTACGCCAGCAAGTATGCGCTCTC